ACAACCATGTCGGCTTTTGGGTACAACGCTAACGAGGGGTACGTTAATTTGCTTGCTGGCTGGGGACAGCTAGTGATGGGCGCATATTTTGCTGGCAGGACGGCTGAGAAGATTATAGAAATGAGGAACAACAAATGAGCCTGAGTCAAGAACAAGCCGCATTCCTGCTGGATATGTGCAAGCTGATTCAGTTCGCTACCAACAGCGGGTTTATGGTCACTGGTGGCGAGTTGGCCCGTACTCCAGAGCAGCAGGCCATCTACGTCAAGACGGGTCGGTCTAAGACTATGAACTCTATCCACCTAAAGCGTTGCGCTATGGACTTGAACTTTTTCAAGGATGGAAAGATCATCTGGGACAAATCTATTCTTGCTCCGATTGGCGCGTATTGGGAAACGCTAAACCCGAAAAATCGGTGGGGTGGAAACTTCAAATCTCTGGTGGACTGCCCACACTTTGAACGAAACGTATGAGCGATTACAGCGGCCAGATCACAACGCCAGCGCAGCCAAACATTGGCAACCCTGGCGAGGTGTATGACCGCCTGTACTTCAGCCAAACATTCAGCAATATCGGAAACTACGCCAGCCGCGTCACAAACGCTCTGGCGGCGTTATTCGGACCGCGTGGTGGTAAGTACATCAATGCCCCATATGGCGCGTTCCAGGACTCCACAGACCAGGTTGCGGCTAACACTACAACGGCCTACTCCATCACCTTTGACACCACAGATTTCAGCAACGGCGTCACGCTCTCAAACTCATCCAGGCTGAACGTATCGCAGTCGGGTATATACAACGTCCAGTTCTCCATCCAGTTTACGAACACGACAAATTTATCCCAGGACGTTGACGTTTGGTTCAGAAAGAATGGAACAAACATTGACAAGTCGAACTCAAGGTTTGGGTTTGCACCAAGAAAAGGCGTTGGCGACCCGTTCCACATAATTGCCGCAATGAACTTTTTTGTCAACCTTAACGCAAACGACTATGTGGAAATCATGTGGCGGCCTACTGATGTCGGCGTGACGATTGAGCAGTATCCGGCAGGCACTTCTCCGACCAGGCCAGCAGTACCGTCTGCCATCGTTACACTGTCGTTTGTCTCCAACCTATCGGTGTAATCATGGCACTCATTCCACTCAAGATTCCCCCAGGCGTCTACCGCAACGGCACTGAATATCAGGCAATGGGCCGCTGGTACGATTCCAACCTGGTGCGCTGGTTTGAGAATACCCTGCGACCCATTGGCGGGTGGAGGAAGAAATCCACGTCTGCCATGACGGGACTATGCCGAGGGCTAATTGCCTGGCGGGATAACAGCGCAAACCGTTATGCGGCTGCTGGTACTGAATCAAAGTTGTACGCTATGAATGCGCTTGGTGTAGTCAAGGACATCACGCCATCAGGATTTACCGCTGGATCGGCTAATGCCACTGGAACTACAGGTTACGGGTACTCACTTTATGGTTCTTCCACCTATGGAACTGCGCGTCCTGATACCGGATTAGTTCCAGCTACGACCTGGAGCCTAGACACCTGGGGAGAGTACCTTGTAGCGTGCAGCAGTACAGACGGCAAGCTGTACGAGTGGCAGCTAGGTTTCACGACTCCAACGCTTGCGGCCGTTATCACCAACGCACCAACAAGCTGCGCGGCGTTGATGGTCACCAGTGAGCGCATCATGTTCGCTTTAGGCGCATCGGGTAACCCGCGCCTGGTGAAGTGGTCAGACCAAGAGAACAATACGACCTGGACGGCTGCAGCCACCAACCAGGCCGGTGATTTTGAGATTGCAACAGTTGGCGCTTTGAAGTGCGGAAAGCGCGTGCGAGGTGTCAATATCCTGTTTACAGACGTTGACGCGCACGTCGCCAGTTACATCGGTTTGCCCTACGTCTATTCTTTCGAGAAGGTAGGTAGCGGGTGCGGAGTCATATCGGCGCAGGCAGTAGCGGCCATCGATACTTCCTGTCTCTGGATGAGCAAATCTGGCTTCTGGTCCTACGACGGTTACGTCAAGCCTATGACGTGCGATGTTGGCGACTACATCTTCAACAATATCAACTATTCGCAGGTGTCCAAGGTCTATGCAGTCCACAATTCTGCCTATGGCGAGGTGACCTGGCTTTACCCATCTCTGTCATCAAATGAGAATGATTCTTATGTAACCTATAACTATCGTGAAGGAACTTGGTATTTCGGACTGATGGCGCGGACAGCGGGGACTGATAGCGGCGTATTTGTCAACCCGATTATGGTCAGCACCGACGGGTTCATTTACGACCATGAGGTCGGCTACACATACGACTCTGTATCCCCATACGCTCAGTCCGGACCGATTGAACTCGGAAATGGAGACAACGTGATGGCCGTCAGATCTGTCATCCCTGACGAGCAGAGCCTGGGCGAAGTAGCTATCTCATTCACGGCGAGACTGTATCCGACATCGGCAGAGACAACTTACGGCCCATTCAGCGCTAAGGCGCCAACCGACGCCAGGTTCTCGGGTCGAAGCGTCAAGATGAAGGTGACCGGCAACGTCCTGGACGATTGGCGAGTCGGAGTGATGCGGCTGGAGGCCACCACGGCAGGCAAGCGGTGATGGAGGATTTCTGGCGCTTGGCACAACACGTCCAAGCGGCTTTAGAATACTCGGCAGGAACCCACACCCTTGAAGATGTTGCGCAGGGTGTAGCGGAGAACAGATTCCAGTTTTGGCCTGGGGTCAATAGCGCAGTCATCACAGAGATCATTGTCTATCCGCGACTCAAGAATCTGCATTATTTTCTTGCTGGCGGCGACCTAGATGAACTCAAGATTATGCGACCATACATCGAGTCTTGGGGAAAGCAGAATGGTTGCACGCGAGTTACCCTGGCTGGCCGTAAGGGCTGGGCAAGGACATTTTTAGCAGACGAGGGATATGCCCCTAAGTGGCACATTCTTAGCAAGGAGTTGTAGATGGCGACAAGAAACCGTTACGCTGAGATCATGGCGCAGTACGCGCAGTCTCAGCCGTTTTCGTTTACCGGTATCCCATCCTCATACTATGGCGGTCAATCAGGCTATAGCGGAGGCTACACCGGAGGTTTTGAGCCAACGCCGTACACGCCATATTTTGCACCAGTGAATCGTTACGCTGAACTGATGGCGCAGCCATTTGTAGGTGCTGCTGGTGGTGGATATGGCGCTAGTGCTGAAGGTCAGGCGGCAAGAAACGCTGGTTTTGAAAACATGGATGCTTACGATAAGGCACGCCAACTTGCTACCAATCAAGCTATAGGCAAAGCTATTGATATTGGAGCAAAAATTGTTACACCAGGGGCATTGTTAGGATCACTTTTTACCCCGACAGAAGCATCAGATAACAGCACTGGTGGTCCATCAAGAGCGCCATCTCCAGCAACAATGACCGTAACAGAAACCTATCGTGGTGATCTAGGCGATCCTGGTCCTGGTTGGACACGACAAAATTTAGGTAAAGGTGAACAGGTATTTACCCGTGAAGTTCCTGTATCTAAAGCTAGTTTTTCAGATACCGAAGGAAATTTCGACTTTGCAGCACTTCAAAGAGCAGGATATTCAATACCAGGAATTGGCGGTGGACAAGGCAGTGCTGGTGGCGGTTACACGGTAGGCGGGTATGCACCAGGATCACAAGCAGCAGCAGCAGCTGCATCTGGACAATTCGGAATGGACCCCAGCACGCGAGGAAACTTTGCTGCTGGTCTTGCCCAAGGCGGTCACGTTTCCATGCAGCACTTGCAAGGCCCGAATCCAATGGGACCAGATGACGGTTACGGCGCTCTTAAGATGGGCGAGTACGTCATCAACGACAAAGCAGTAAAAAAATATGGTATCGAGTTGATGGATGCCATTAACTCGGGCAAGATTTCAAAGGGCAAGCTGCTTGGCTTGCTCGAAATGTAAGGAGAACGATATGTCTAAAGGCGGCGCATCTGGCAGCACAACCACAACCACAGCAATTGATCCTGATCTGAAGGCGGCTTATCTCCGCAACATCGGGCAGGCTCAAGGCGTAGCAGGCGCGTTGCCGGTACGGCAATTTGCCGGTTTCAATCCGCTGTACACGGCCGGCGAACAGCAAGTCACGAACGAGGCACTGACACCGTTCACTGGCGAGTCCATTCAGCAGTTTATGAACCCCTACGAGAATGAGGTGGTGCAACGCAGTTTGGCTGACGTAGGCGGTGCATTGGATATCCAGCGACTCAAGGATCGACAGGCAGCAACTGCCGCCAAGGCATTTGGTGGATCGCGCCAGGCCGTGACAGAGTCACTCTCAAATGCAGCGGCAATGAAGCAGGCAGCAGATACTGCCGCGCAGTTGCGTGCATCTGGTTATGGCCAGGCTGCTCAGTTAGCTCAGTACGCCAAAGGCGCAAACATCTCTGGCGGTCAGGCTGTGATGGGCCTGGGCGGTGCGCGTCAGGCTCTTGAACAGGCTCAGATGGATGCACTGCGCAACATCGGCCTGGAGAAGCTACAGATCGCCTCTGGTGGACTCAGCACCCAGCTACCGAATCTCGGGATGACTCAGGTGCAGCCATATTTCCGGAACCAGACTGCTGGTGGACTTGGTGGTGCGGCTGCCGGTTACCAGTTAACCGGTGGTAGTCCTTACGGCGCTGCCATCGGTGGCCTGCTTGGATACTTTGGATAAGGAGAACAAGATGGCATTCCCGTATGATGGATTTGTTAACTTTGATCGTAGAAATTTAAATGTTGTTCCATATGATGAAGTTATTAGATTTAATGCTAGAAATTTAAATGTTGCTCCGCTAGACTTGACTCAGCTACAGCAACCGATGTCTCCTTTTGCTGCTTACACGCGAGCGACTTTGCCTGCTAAATCTCGGTACACTTTTGAGGGCATTGCACCAAGTACTACTGCACCTACCATTCAAGCTGGTGACCTACGTTATGCACCATCAGGGTCGCAGTACATCAATCAGACACTATCTGATAAATATTTGCGTTCAGCAACTGGAAATGCTCCTCTAGAAGAACCACCATTGCAGACCTGGGATCAGGCTTATGGCGATATAAATCCACAACGCACACTCGGCCTGCTGGGTGACATGTTTGGTGGTGGCTCTGCCCTGGACGAGTACATGACTCCTGAGCAGAAGTCTCAGCTACAAGGACAGGGATTGATGGCAGCGGCCATGCAACTGCTTGCGGCATCAGGCCCGAGCCGTACCCCTGTTGGACTCGGACAGGCGCTTGGTGAGGCGTATGGTGCTGGTCAGAAGGGCTACACGGCAGCGCAGCAGAATCTGCTGCAGAGCATGGCAGCCAAGCAGAAGATGGACGAGTACAAGCGTGCGCGCGACATTGAGGCACGCATCAGTGGTGCGTTGGTTGGAGATGGCGGTGCGGTTATGCCTGGTGCTGCGATTACTCCAGATCAAGCTATCAATGCACCAGGTTTACCGGCTGGCTCTACAGTGGCACGCGCTGCCATGATTGGTGCTCCTAGTGCTGCTGTACCTATGAGCCAGGCAGATCTGCTGTACAACAGATATATGAACGCATCAAACATTGCGGCTCAAGCTGGCGACACTGCAAAGGCAACGGCATACGCTACTTTGGCAGAGAAAGCTAGACCACAGCAGGAAACTCAAGGTGAACCATATAGAGCCGAAGACGGCAACTACTACATTCGCCTAAAGTCGGGTGAACCTATTCCATATAGAGGTCCGGCTCCAGCGGCAAAGCCAGAAGGTAAGCCAGAGCAGAAACTGGTTGACGGCAAGGTGCAAATGGTTCAGTACTTCAACGACGGGACATTTAAGCCTGTATCAGGACTTGCTGAAGTAGCCAAGCCAGAAGGACAGCCGCGAATGGAAATGCGTGGTGGACTGCCTAAGATGGTTCAGTACTTCAACGATGGCACAAGCAAAATACTTGAAGGCGTATCGCAATTCAATGCACCATCTACGTCAATCACTGATGTTGAGTTTTTAACTGGTAAGACATTGGCTGGAACTGGCGCTCCTGGAGTTGCACAAGTTCAAGAATATCGCAAGTCAGGTGCTACTAGCGTATCACTCAACACTGGAGAAAAAGGATTTAAAAACGAGTTTGACTTGAAGAAGGAATTTACCAACGAGCCTGTATACAAAGAATTCCAGAGCATGAAGAGTGCATTCTCGCAAGTCACAGAGTCGCTCAAAAAAGAGAATCCTATCGGTGATGTAGCGGCAGCAACCAAGATTATGAAACTGCTTGATCCTGGATCAGTGGTGCGTGAGTCTGAGTTGGGTATTGCTATGGCGGCAACCGGGAAGATGGATCGCTTGACTAATTACGTTGATATGTGGAAGAAGGGGACTCTGCTTACTCCTGCACAACGTGCTGAATTTGGTTCGCTTGCAAATGAGTTGTACAACGCATCTGCTAATGCATACAACGCAAAACGTGGTGAATATGCATTATTCGGGAAAAAGTATGAGATTGATGCCAATACAGCACTTGGAGCAAATGCTCCAGTGTTTACATACACGCCACCAGCGGAAACGGGTGCTGCTGGACGGCCACCATTGAGTTCAATTATCCGACCACGAGGAGCGCAATAATGGCTGGAGAAAAATCAGGATGGGATGAGTGGAAAGACTTAAACGCTCAGATCTTGGAGGCCAAGAAGGCTAACTACACTGACGAGGAGATTGCTCAGTTCTTGCAGACTCAGCCTACTGTTGGACCGCAAGTAAAGACTGCACTTGAAAACAATTACGCTGCACCTGACATCATCAAGTCGATCATGGAGCGTAAGTCTCCATCGTATGAGCAGGGTGCTCAGAAGTCCACTACAGAAAGAGCGGCTTTGACTGCTTTGCAAGGACCTACCCTAGGCTATTTCGATGAATTGGCTGGTGCAGTTGCTGCACCTTTGCTAGCGTATCAGCAGAATATCCCGCTAGGCCAGGCATATCAGCAGCAGCGTGACGTAGTTCGCGGGGCTACTGAGTCTTACATGAAGGAAAGTCCTTGGATATCCGCTGGATTGCAGGGTGCAGCATCACTCCCACTGGCGATGTCTAACCTGACAAGCAGAGCAATCGGTGCTGCTGCACGTCCAATTATGTCTGGAGTTGAGGCAGTGGCTCCACGAGTAGCCGCTGGTATGCAAAGCGCAGGACGCTACTTGGCTGGTACACCAGCCGCTGGTCAGACTATGGGTATGGGTCAACGCATGGCGCAGGCCGGTGCTGCTGGCGCTGGATATGGCCTTATTGGTGGTGCGGGATCATCAACTGGTGAGGATATAGGACAGATTACCCAGGACGCTCTAAAGAGTGCAGCCATTGGTGGTGTACTCGGTCCTGTTACCCAGCCGGTAATGGCTGCACTCGGAGCAGTAGGTCGCCAAGGAATGGCTCGCATATCTGACACGGCAGCATCACGCTACGCACAGCAGAAGGTGGCAGAGGCACTGCTGCGCGACACGCCACCAGACCTACTGCAAAGCGCACTCACCATGTCGCAGGCGCGGATGGGTAAGTTGGGATCAGAGGCGCGTATCGCTGATGTTGGAGGCGCTAACGTGCGCGGCTTGCTGGATACGCTGGCGACCCTACCTGGTGAGACTAAGCAGGCGTTGGAACGTGCTATCCGAGAGCGTCAGGCAGGACGTGCAGGACGCTTAGTATCTGCTGCTGACGAGGCTTTGGGAACGCAAGGTGCTCAGTTTCAGCAGAGTCTGGACGCATTCAATACCATGCGTAGGACTGAGGCCAGACCTTTTTACCAGGCCATTGAAAACGCAAGCGTTACTGTTGATGACAATCTTCTCAACCTATTGCAAAAGTCTAGGGACTTGCAAGGCGGTGCTGAGACATTGTTCCGCAGGCAGACGGGTCAAGAGATTAACTTGGGTAACCTTAAAAAAGGCGATGTCGTACCCATGACAGTTCTGGATTCTGTCAAGCAGTCGCTGTACGACGCTGCACAATCAGCAAAGCAATCAGGCAGCGGCAATCAGGCGCGTGCCATTGACGATATTCGCGTGAACCTGACCAGTTTCCTGGTCGATAAGTCGCCAAAGATAGGCGGTCAGTCAGCGTATCAGCAGGCTTTAGAGAAGTGGGCAGGACCGTCGCAAATGATGGATGCAGCCGAACTTGGCCGCAAGGCTATGACGGGAGACATTGTTAACTTTAGGCAGGAATTGACTTCCTTATCCCCTTCAGAGATTGATGCATTCCGAATCGGTGCATTGCAGTCACTACGCCAAAAGACAGGTACAGAGGCTGGTCAAACGTCACTGCTGAAGATGTGGAAAGAACCAGCTACCCAAGAGCGTCTGAAAGCTGTATTTGAAGGAGACTACCGTAAGTTTGCTGCTGCTGTAGCACAAGAGGCCCGACTGAAAGGTCTAGAGTCTGCTGGCCGTGGATCACAGACTGCAGCACGCCTGGCTGGTATGTCTGACTTGGATATCGCTCCAGCTATGGCTGCTGGTCAGTCTGTAGCGAGTGGCAATGTACCAGGCATGATTACGTCAGCAATTGGTCTAGCAAACAGAATTAGTACTCCAGAACCTGTACGCAATCAGATGGGACAGATTTTGCTATCGCGTGACCAGCAACGACTCAACGACCTTATGATGGAGTTACGCCGACAAGGTGAGGCTCGATCACGAGCCGCTGGTCTTGGTGGATTCACTGGTGGCGGTATCGGTAGCAATGTGCAACCGTATGTTCCTGGACTACTTGGGGATTGAGTAGAAAGCCGCCATCAGAGGATGCACCTTGATCTTGCGTCTGTAGGAACGCTCACGCGCTAATCTAAAGTCCTTGTCCTCTTGGGACTCATTCGCACGCAATCTTTTCACGCGCTCATACCCTGAGTAGGCCGGTGGCTTGGGAGCGTCAGTCCCTATCCCCCAGGCGTAGACACGTCCAATAGTCCCCTTTGTACGCGACCAGCCTGCGACGTGGACCTGTCCACGCTCATGCATCTTCTTCATATTGTTCTCAACGGCACGCTCAGACAGGAACACGGCAGCCGCTAACTCCTTGCGAGTCATAGGGCGTTTCTTCAACGCTTGCTCAATTTGTTTCAGTCTGGTGGGCTTCATGTTTATTACATCAATAAGTGCTAGATTCCACGCAACTTTGTGGAGTCACCATGCAACCTAAAGTTTCCCGTGAAGAGTTTATCAATGTCTGGAAGCGTTTCGGATCTTGTTCTAAAGTAGCAGAACACCTTGAGGTTACTGAGCGTTCTGTAAATAACCGACGGCGCAGAATTGAGAAGGATACCAACCAGCCACTGATTGGATTTGATGAGAGGTCGCAGAAATACTCTCAGTTCCAGCCAATTCAGACATCGTTGAACCGAGTGGATCTCGGCATCCTCGACCAGACCATAATCGTTTTTAGTGACGCGCATTTCTGGCCTGGTGAGTACACCACAGCGTACCGTGGCCTGCTGTGGGCGATCAAGGAACTCAAGCCGCACGCCGTCATCTCTAACGGTGATGCATTCGACGGGGCTACTATCAGCAGGCACGACCCGCTGGGATGGTCCAAGACTCCAAGCGTGATAGAAGAACTCAAGGCGGTGCAGGCCCACCTTGGCGAGATCGAGGAGACGGCAAAGGCAGCGCGTCACAATGTAAAGCTGCTGTTTATATGGGGCAACCACGACACGCGATTCGCCAACAAGCTAGCGTCTCAGGCTCCGCAGTACCGTGAGGTGCATGGGTTTAAGCTGCAGGACCATCTGCCAGCCTGGGAGTTTGCCTGGTCTGTTTGGCCTACACCGGACTGCATCATCAAGCACCGATATCGATCTGGAATCCACGCTGCTCACAACAACACGGTAAATGCTGGGATATCGATTGTCACCGGCCATCTGCACTCGCTGAAGGTGACGCCATTTGCAGATTACAAGGGGAATCGGTATGGCGTAGATACTGGAACGCTTGCCGAAACCTACGGGCCACAGTTTGATTATGGCGAGGGTAACCCTTTGAACCACCGGTCCGGATTTGCGGTCCTGACATTCAAAGGTGGTAGGATTTTGTGGCCTGAGTTGGTTCATAAGTGGGCTGATGACCAGGTAGAGTTTCGAGGTCAGATCATTAACGTCTAAGGAGTTTTTCATGTTTTCATTCACGGTAATCATCAACAATTCCACCGAGGTGGAAGTCGATAGCGATCAGGAATCTTTGGTTGACTGCTTTCAAGATGGCGAAGAGTATGAGTACGACGATGAGGCAGATTGCTACTGCTGGTACGACGCTGAGTACGACGCTTGGTACTGGCTGAACGAAGAGACCGGCGAGTGGTTGCTGGTTGAAGACGACGAGGCAGATTGGGGCGACGACGAGGAAGAGTACGACGAAGAGGAAGAAGAAGCAGAGGCTGCTTAAACTTCATCCTGCAAACCAGGACACTGGTCGCTCACAAGGCTGCCAGTGTCCTTTTTTTCTTTCACTCTTTCCATCGTGGAGAACCGGTGGCCGTTGGCACACTCATAACGGCGATAGACTTCATTGTTGTACTTATGCCGCGTCTCGAGGACCCTTGTCCACGCCTGGCACTGTTCCTGTGGGCAGATCATGTGTTCTTATCCAAAATAACGCGCTCTAGCAGCACCATTGCGTTTCCAATATCTTCCACTAAGTAGTCGGGAAGACTTCTATTGTCGGTCTGGCTAAATGCCCACGACTCTAGTGCGCTCAATAGCTTGATGATGCGGAGGGCTTCTGCTTTAGTCAAAATTTTTCTCCTTGAGTTTGGCTTGAGCCCACAATGCGCCCGCATGAAATGATGAGCTTGAAGTAAATCCTGCATTCACTGCATTGATTTCTTCCGGTGTCAGCCCTACCCATTCGCGCTTTGGTGGGGTGGTGTAGCAAGCATTCTCAGGCGATTTTGTTGGAGGCAAATACGCAAGTTTGGGCTTTCCAATATCAGGATAAAACTGTTCCCACGCCACAGGCTCCTGCGCTGGCTGTGCAAGCTGTGCTTTGCACTTATCGCATTGGCAAACAACATGGTGTGGCCCTTCTACTTTCATTGACTGCGCTGGCTCCTGCTTGTCCGCAGCCGCCGCACGCTTGGCGTGAAAGCCACCGCCCCACATACCTTGTCTGCGGGCAAGGTCATCAAACGCTTCGTCTTCAGGTGTCTTCATAGTTGCTCCTTAACTAGTCCAAGTTCAGCCCACCACTTCATAGCCCTCGCGCAATCATCTTTGTACTGCTGGGGCAAAGCTCTGAATTCACGCCGCAAGTAAGGCCATTGCGCTACATACGCTTCATAGCGGTTCTCCCAATACTTCATGCTTGCTCCTTGTATACAGGTGTTAAAAATTTGTGCTTCGCCATGTCCTCTAGGTAGAACAGGTACAGTCCTGCGTCGAGACTGATGCATGCAAACGGCTCTTGCCCTTCATGCGTTGGCTCAAGGTAGATTGCAAACAACTCACCCACTGCTGAACTGAGTTCAAACCTGTTTTCACCAAAGATGTATCTGTACCCCTTCACGCAGTACCCGTATGGGGTAGTCACGTTATCAACCACCATACAAATGAGCCGATACCAATGACCAGCAAGATAAATAAGAATATGGCAACCACGGTCAATATCAGGTCACCGAACAGGTCTTCGTCGTGGTCGTGTTTCATCACTTGCACTCCTGGGTAAACAGCGCGGCTATGCTACCGCAGACAGGCTCATAGGTGTAGTAGCCCCAGGCCATGCAGGTCGCGACTATCACTGACGCCAAACCAATAAAGAAAAACACGCTGGCAATTAGGCCCATGGCGATGCTTGCCCAGGACTCGATCTCATCGTCTGTATCCATGATGCGTACTCCGGTGAATCAAACACAAACAGCATGGCGCAGAGCGCCAGCACGATCAGGCTAGTTAGCCTTGGCATACGCCAGTTCCACCTGGGTGGCTTTCAGTTCCTGGCGTAACGTGGTCAGTTCCTCTTCCACGCGGCGCTGCACAGACTCAGCGCCACGCGCCCAGCCTGCCAGGGCAGCCTCAGTGCAGGCGGTGTGCAGAACAGTAGCCAGGTCACCGCGTGACAGGATGCCCAAGTCGCCCACTGCAGGAAGGTGCGCAAACACGGTCTTCTTGATCTCGATCTCTAGAGGGTTCATCATGCGAGCCACCATTGAATAGTTACATACGCCAGGCCGGCGAGGATTGCTGCAGATAGCAGCGCGTCAAGTATTAAGGATTTCATGCTCCGACTCCGATCTGGTTGGTGTACGTCAAATAGTGATTTTGTGCCATGACCTGGCGCTGCTCTGCACTGTACTGGCGAGGAATAAAACGCTGAACGAATGACCGATGCGGGAGGATGAACCCGTAGGACATAGGCTCATGGTAGAAGTTGCGCTGAGATAATTCATTGTCACGCCAAAATGCTTCTGGGTTCTCGCGTTGCAGGGAGGCGGCAACCTTATCGATCTGCTCGCCTCCGAAGACTGCTGCCGCTTTAAGCTGGCTGCGTTGGTACTCAGTGAGTTTCATTACGTTCTCCTGTTGTTGATGACGAAGTAATCATCTCACACATGATAACAACAGCAGTTGCGAAATGGGGTAGGGAAAACACCTACACATTTTCCTGTAGAATCAGTCATCTAGGAGTTGACAATACCATCATGGAATCCACTACACAAATTGCTATTAGGGCCATCCGCGAGAAGGCTGAACGCTCAGGTTTTACTCTGAGCGATGTCGCCTACGCGGCAGGCATTGACAAGGCCCAGGTGAGCCGATGGGCCACCGGCAAGGTCATTCCCCTGTACAGCGCCGTTATCAAGCTGCAAGAGGCTTGCGATGCGCTGGTGGAGGCCAGGTTGCTGGCGTTGCAGAAGGAGCGTGAGCAGTGAGTTATGTCATCGGCATCGACCCAGGCATCAGCGGAGCCATCAGTGTGTTTAGCCGGTTTCCTAATACGCTGCATGACGTATTCGATATGCCCACATTGGAAGTGGACTCGGGCAAGACAAAGAAGCGGCATATCAGCGCGTCAGGATTACGCGATATCTTGGTTTCCTTTCCAACAGCGCACGTCGTGATTGAGAAGGTTGGCGCGATGCCAGGCCAGGGCGTGAGTTCCATGTTTAACTTTGGACGCAGCGCAGGCATCATCGAGGGCGTTGTGGCCGCGTTGCGGATGCCGCATACCTACGTCACGCCTGCAACCTGGACAAAGGCCGTTGGCCGCGCTGCGGGTAAGGATGCGTCTCGCATGAGGGCTATGGAACTATTCCCGACACGCGCCGAACTGTTCAAGCGTGCAAAGGACGATGGCCGCGCAGATGCTGCTCTGATCGCTTACTGGTATCTGACAAAAAATGCTTGACCAACTGCGCACCATGCGTGAACACATTATCTGGCTCGGCACTCAGTTGGAGCAGGAGCGCGAATCATCACGCGATAAGACTGTGCTGCTCAAGCGCCTGCTGGATCCTGATGACCTAGGTCACTCGGTCACCAACGAAGTCAGGCAACAGGCATACATCATCATCAACAATGAATTAGAAAGAGAGAGAGAAAAATGGAACGGATCAAACTAAGGCCGAGCGCAGCGTCACGCTGGATGGCCTGCCCTGCAAGCGTCCACCTGTCAGTCGGTATCCCTGAATCACCGTCAGGCGAGGCAGCGCAGATTGGCACTGCCATCCACGCGCTGGCCGAGACGTGCTGGCAGACAGAGGATGATCCGAAGAACTATATCGATAAGCTGGTGGAGGGTATCCGCATCACCGAGCAGAACGCCGAGTTCGCGCAGCTGCACCTGGACACCATCAAGCGCCTGGAGACTGACTTAGGCCGCGTCCTGGTGGAGCAGCACGGGACGGTGCTAAACACCATGCAAGTGTCATTGTCAGGGACGTGCGACGTTGTCGGGTACAGCGTCAAGGACAGCATCATCGAGATCGTGGATCTGAAGACGGGGCGCAACTATGTTGACGCCGACTCGGCGCAGTTGAAGATTTACGCGCTGGCCATGATGAAGGCACTGGGCGACTTCCAGACCATCAGGCTGACAATTGTCCAGCCCCAGGTTGGAGCGAACCGCACTCACGAGATGACGCTGGCCGAACTGCACGAGTGGCGCGACAACGAGTTAATGAAGGCGGTCAACGAGATTGCTACGATGAACGCCTATCCTACCCCGTCACGGGATGCGTGCAAGTATTGCCCAGCTAAGTTAGTATGCCCAGCCTTGCGCGAGAAGGCTTACGAATTGCCATTGGCGCCTACCAAGGAACTCAGCGAGAGCGAGATTGCTACCTGGTTGGAGCAGGGCGAACTGGTGGAGGCGTTCTACGAGGAACTGAAGAAGGTGGCGACAAAGCGCCTGGAGGACGGCGCGGCAGTGCCAGGCTGGAACCTGGTCCCGAAACGCGCCATTCGCAAGTGGAAGGCAGACGTTGACATCAACGACTTACCGATTGAGACTGCCAAGCTGTATAAGAGCGAACCAATCACGCCAGCGCAAGCTGAGAAATTACTGAGCAAGGCCGACAAGCACTTGCTCGACGATTTGACAGAGAAAGTCTCAAGTGGACTGACTCTGGCAAAGATGTTGGAATCCTCCGACATCTAACACTGTGCTAACGCACGCAACTTAGGAAACTGAAATGCTGAATCTTTCAAACAACAATGGATCTGGTAACTCTTACATCCGCTTTGCTCCCCAGGCTAACGCTTGGACAAACCGCGACGGCGAGGAAATCCAACTCAAGAAGGTGGTCATGGACCTGGACTCGGTGCAGACCGGGTGGCTGATGATTGGTGCTGGTGTACGCGATTGGCAGCCTGATGAGACTCTGGGCGCTAAGAGCCAGTCGCCTGGTGAGGGCTACAAGCGTGGGTTCGTAGTGACTCTGTACTCAAAGGAACTCGGCCTGGTCGATTGGTCGGCGAACGCTTACGGGCCATGTAAAGGATTCGAGAAGATTTACAACGAGTGCGATAAGGCGGCAGGCGATAACGGTGGCAAGCTGCCGGTTATTGAGTACGTTAACAGCACAGCCGAGAAGGTCGGCAAGGGCAACACGCGAGTGCCGAACTTCAAGCTGGTGTCTTGGGTTGCGCGTCCCGCGGGAATGAACGCTGACGACGGTGACGAGTTTGATGCACCGCCGGCGCCAACGCCTGTACGCAAGGCGGCAAAGCTAGCGCCTGCACCAGTGATGGATGATGAAGAGTTTTTCTAACCAGTAATCTGGTGCGCCGGTGGCTGATCCCCACCGGCTTTTTTTTCCTCTAAAAATTGAGAACAAGAAAATGGACACTGAAACAATAGCCAAAGCCCTGGGCAACGCCAAGAAGGTGAACGGGAACTGGCTTGCGAGTTGCCCTGTTGCTGGGCATGGCCGAGGTAACGGGGACAAGAACCCGAGTCTCTCCATCAAGGAAGACAATGGCAAGTACCTGTTCCATTGTCACGGCGGCTGCGACCAGGGATCTGTATTCGACGCAGTTAGGGAACGTAACCTGTTGCCAGCGCTCCAGCGCCAGGAGTACAGTCTCGCGCTTATCAAAGGTGAATTGATGACTATGCCAACGCTGGAGCAGGAGTGGGAGTACAAGGACGAGTCGGGCGA